TGCTGGTAATCCACCATAGATACTTCCTGACAATAGTGCATTAAACACATAAGAACCAGTATCAATGTATTGTGAAACTTCACCACCAAAAATACCATCGTCAACTAACATACCGTATTCGTTTCCTGCTGCTTTAGCAAGGTCACTCATATAACTCATATTTTCCCTTTCAATTATTTTTAATCATACTTAATGATAACCATTTATGATGAAAAAGTCAAGTTTTTAATAAATCTCTCGGTCTCAGTATATCCTCCAATGTATTCATCATCAACGATAACTTGTGGTACAGTAGAAACTTTTTTACCAACATCTTCACTCATTTGTTTGAACAATTTCTTATCACCTGAGATATCAATTTTCTCAACTTCTATACCACTATCCGTTAAATTTTTTATTACTCTATCACACCAAGTGCAACTTGATGTGCTGTATACTTTTGCATTCATTTTTTCCCCTTTAATTGTTTTTTGAAAAGATCCCACGTTAGAATCTTAAAATCGTTTCCGTCTTCTTCTTCGTATTCAGCAACATTCTCTTTATCAATCACTTCTTTGTCTGACAAATCCTGCATCACCGTGACCGTTCTTGTAGCCATTTTTCTCTCTTTACGATAATCCCTCAAAGAGATATTTGCAGCTATAACCAAGACAACTGCGAGAGGGTCAAAAACAAAGATGAGAAGAATAATAATCCAACGAACTGCCTGTTCAAGTTCACGTTCACTGACATCATCATATAACATCGAAGCAACATAACGAATGGGGCCTGTTTCAACCTCCGCAAGATTGATTTCCGTTTTCATACTAAACTTCTCATCTGTAAAATTGTCTATTTCTTTTTCTAATCCTTGTATTTTTGTTTTCAGGAGATTAGTTTCATTCTCCATCTCTCCAATTTTTTGTAATCCTTTACTCACTGCACCAAGTTCAATGTATCTCTCAAATGCTTTATCTAAAATATCCAATCTACTTTGGTGTCTACCGATTTCTTTTTGTCGTTGTTCTACCTTGAGTTCTATTCGTTGTATTCGTGACTCTAATAGAGCAGTGGGTGACGATTGAGTAATGTGAGCCCGAGAAAGAAATCCAAATATACCAAGTGAGGTTATCAACATCAAAATAATAATTGCAGAGATAAAATAGGATTTCATTATAATCGGAGAAGTTTTCCAGTTGGTAAATGTCCAACTTGCACAGATTAATTTTCCCACCTCCAATACCGCGCCCATTACCACAATTGCGGTTGTCGCACCAGCAAAGATTGCCATCAAACCAACGATAGAATAATATGCAGCTACAACTGAAATAGCAAGCGCTGTTGCTAAAGTGAGAAGTCCGAAAAACATTAATTACCGAAAAAACTTTCCAAATTTGAAATGTGTTCTGTTTGCCACCCCACAGCATCCAAGATAACTTTCATCGGTTCAATAAACGATTTTGAAAACATCTTATCATAGTCAATAAACTCTTGTAACTCAAACTCTTTAGGAAGTTGATTCAAAATCCCAATCACTTCTCCACCAGTAGTATTCTGTTTCTTGAGATAAGCAAACTTTATCTTCTCACCATCTTTGATTGTAGGATAATCATTTACTAGTTTGTGATCTTTCAAGAGTTTGTTGTAAAGCAACGCAGCTTTGACATGAACAGGAGCACCTTTCTTGTGAAGATGAGCAGCATCGTGATATTTCTCAAGACCACGAACCGAGCGAGGAAAGAAGATTTCTTCTGCTCCCAATGTCATAAACTCTTTACGAAAATCATCAATGTATGATATAACATCATCTTCAGTTCCATTCATAATAATCTTAAAGAGATGTTTCATCTTCTCTTTACAAGCAGTGGGCGTTGAACTTCTTATTGCATCCACTCCCATCATTTTGAGTTTAGGTTCTTCGTATCTCACACCCTCTGAATCATACACATTCAAAATGTATCTCTTCTTGGCTGTCCAGAGTGCTTTGTCTGCAAGATTCTCTCGTTTCATTACCATCTTCTGTTCAAACGCATTTACATAAGAACCAAGATTATCATAAGATTTATCAATAACCTTTTCCATCTGCTCAGCACAAACCTTATCGAGAAAATCAATCACTTTGTTCTTGTCTTCTATGTCATCACCATACACTTGTTTCACAAGGTCATCCATGCAGATATAAACGGAATCAGTATCTACCGCAACAACATAATCTTTTTCTTCTTCTGGTTTTAGAACCTCATTCAGATAACGATTGATTTCTTTCTCAATCCACTTGATAGACAACTGACCTGAAGTAGTAATGGCTTCTGCGATTCGTTGATCAAAGTATCGGAAATGTTGATTACCCATCGCACCAAATGCCGAGTTGAGAGTAATCTTTAGGTTGTTCTGCATATTGTGATACTTGGAAATGAGATGAGATAGTTTTCTCTTTTCTTTTTTATCCTTCTCTTTCTCCATCTTCTTCTTCGCGTCAATCATCAACAATTTGTATTTGACACGATTGTCGTATAGTTCTTGCATCATCTCTGGAAGGAAACCTTGTTTGTCCGTTTTGAAGAATTCATTGTTAGGAGTATAGGTTACTTTGTATTTTGACAGTGATTCTAGTTCTATCGATTCATCCAACAATCCTTCTACTCCTGGCCTATCATCCTTCACTTTCTGAAGTTCAGGCGGCAGTTCATCTGTAATCAAGGTTTCTGGAGAGATGTTGTACTGCATGATTAGATGAGGATACAGAGAATTCAAGTCAAAGTTCACAACCCAATTGTGAGCACCAATTTGTGGTTCTTTCACATAAGCACCTTCAAACTGAGTAGATTTACTGGAATGTACTTTGGGTGGAATTACAATGTTCTTCCTCAGAAGATTGTTGTAAATCAGAGTATCCCACATCCGAACCTGACCGAATGTATTACTGTAGTTTACCTTACTGAGATAAGCGAGTGATATTACCATCTCAAGTAATTTCAACTTACCTTCAAGTTGTTCTACTAACTCGGTATCTTTGATATTGTAATCTATGAACTTCTGGTAATCGTTTTTGTAAAGAAGATGTAGAGAACCTTGTTCAGAATAATCCAGTTTACGTTCACCCAATTCAACAAAGGCGATATGGTCAAGTCGATATGACTCTTGGTTGATGTAAGTAAATTTACGATATGTAGAAAGATAGTCAAGAGTCTCTACACCCATAATAGAATATGCCTGAAGTTCTTTACCACCCAAACCATACATTGTATACTCTCTTACCTTTCTCCAAGGCGAAAGTAATTTCGATGGGTCTTTTCTAGCATCAAAGAGTCTTTTGGCACGATTGACAAGATACGGAATATCAAATGTTTCGATGTTCCATCCTGTGATAATGTCAGGTGATTCTTGATCCCATATCTCAAAGAACTTTTGTAGAAGTGCTCGTTCACTATCGAATCGAAAATAGAATACATCTTTTCTATCATTGATATATTCACCTCTACCGAAAACGTAACACTTCTTGTCAATCTTGATTGAGATTGCTGTTACTTCTTCGTTAGCAGTTTCGATATTAGGAAACCCATTCTCAGAGCCAGTCTCAATATCAAGATACGCAATACGAATCTTCTCAAAGTCATAGTTGATATGTTCTTCTGGAAAGTGTTCTGCGATAAAGGAGAACTCCCATTTATCGTTTCCGTAAATACTGAAGTTGTCGATATCTTTGTATTTGCGGAGGAAGTCACGACACTCTCTCATAGTTCCTGGCTGGATTTCTCCAACTGGTTTACCTTCAAGAGTGCGGAATTTGGTTTCTTCTTTTGTGGGTATGAATAAGGTAGGGTGGTATTCTATTCGGTCTTTGAATCTTTTTCCGTCAGAAGATATACCACGAAATAGTATATTATTTCCTAGCGAAACAACGTTAGTGTAGAAACTCATTTATTATTTTTCATCAAGATTATTTTCGATATTGTTTGACTTATTTAATTTATTATAACATATTGTAACGTGTTTGTCAATCCAATTCTTACTTGTATTGAATTGACCGATAAAAAATAAAAATTCTAAGTAAGTTGACCAGAAGTATTTCATAATTATTTCCTTATGATAGAAGACCGGGCTTGTATGCTGTTTTTCCATTTACTCTCAATGCTGTCATTGTTTTACTACGATTACTCCCATCAAGAACATATGAACAATGAATCCATCCACTATTTGGATCAACTCCGTCATAAAATTCTAGAATGAGTTGGTCAAATTCTAAGTGTTTTTCAATCCATCTTGCGAGATCTGGATTTGAAATTCGTGTTGATTCAAAGTCTGCTGCTTGACCATTACAATGTTGACTTGTTGATGAACCGCCCACTGCCTTATTTAATGCAGGAGAACGATATCCGCTATTAATACGAATAACTCCAAATTCTTCTCTTACTGGTTGTAGGATAAAATTACAGAGATTTGTTAGATTGATAACGTGTTCTCTTGTTGCATCATTTGATATACCCAAACGATTAGCAGTTGAACTTTTTATCATTTCTTGATACCCAAAGTTTTTCGATAGGTGTCCGTTATAAGATGGTTTCTTAGTTGCCATTGTGTTCTCCTAAGATGGGTTTATATCAATCGAACCATCGGTAGGATTGTATGTAACTGTGAATGATTTTTCAATTGGTTTAAGTGTTCCGTCTGCTTTGGTGATAGGTAACCTACCTTCGACAACAGCCATCAATGCCTCTTTAGCATTTGTGAATTGATGTGCTGGATCTTCTTTTATAGCTTTGTCTAATTCTTTTTGTGCTTCTTTTGGAAGTAAATCATCTATCATACTTTCAACGTGTTCTGTTGCTAAGTCTGTTGCTTTGTCTATAACAAGGCCAGAAATAACATTGAACAGTAATAGAGGTAACATAATATTCTCCTAATAATTTAAAATAAAAAAACCCCTCCAAAGTATTTATCTTTGAAGGGGGGAACAAGAAATTATTTCTCCTTGTGTTCAATCATCGATGGATTGGTGATTGGAATAATTCGTGGTTTCTTTTCATCTGGTACAATCTTTTCCAGAGTGATATTAAGAAGACCATTCTCGAACTCTGCTCCGTTCACAACAATGTCATCGGCAAGAGTAAACTTACGAGAGAAAGCACGATTTGCTATTCCTCTATGAACGTAATCTGGTACATCCAAATTTTGTTTTCCCTTTTCGCCCAATGAGCGAACAGAAAGAACATTTTCTGTAAGTTCTATTTCAACATCTTTTTCTGAAAATCCGGCGAGTGCCAGTTCGATGACAAAATTAAAGTCATCTTCTTTTCGGATGTTGTAGGGTGGATATGCTCCACCATCTTGTTGTGGGAAGTTTGCGACACGATTGAACATAGAATCAAATCCAATGGATAATCCCATGAATCGTTCTAAATCGTTTGCGGTAAATGCTGAGTGT